ACAGTGACCTCGCCTCTCTGGGTTTTCTTCCTCGGGGAGTTCCGCGAGGTCGCAGGTCCGTGGACAGACCGGCACTTTGGGCTTGAGGTCGGCTGCGACCTGGTGCTCCTGCACCCTGGAACCCAAGGTTGGTCTGTCGTCAGCCTCTCCAGCTCTGACGTCCTCGCACTCCCGGATGCAGCAGCCCCGCTGCTCGTCACTGGTATCCAGAATCTATCTGGAATCGAGGTCGAGGAGCTAGAGAGGCTCCTCGAATCAGCATAGAAAGCAGGATGCAATGGCGAAGAAACAGAAGTCCCCGGCTCAGGTCAGGCACGACGAGAAGTGGCGGGTGAAGGGTCTGCAATCCAACGCCCAGCAGCTCCTCGAGACCTGCCAGACACTCCGGCCGGGCGAGATCGCCCGTCTAGCCGCTGTGATAGAGTATCTCAGTCTCATCCAGGAGGACTGGGATGCCGTATAAGCCGAACCCAAAGCTAGCCGGGAGCGGGATGCTCGCCTGCATCCCTCAGCCCGACCGCTGCCCGATGAACTGTCCGGATTGCTTCTTCCAGTCCGGTCGCAGCTACCTCGAGCCCCTGGAGGACAACCTCCCAAACATGCCACCTCTCGCCCAGGTTCTCAGTCGGCCGACAGTCATCCGTGTGAATGACGGGAACGACAGCGGGATCGGGGCCATGAAGGTCATGAAGGCCTGCTTCAGCTATCCGATGAAGTTCTACAACACCTCGGTCCCTGGCGGCCTGGAGAGGTTCAACACACCCGTCGTGCTGACTGTGAATCCAGGGCCGGCCACGGATCAGGAGGCTTGTCTCCTCGACAAGATCCCTCCAAACCTCATGTTCGTCAGAGTCCGGACGAATACCTGGAACCTGGAGCACGTCGTCAGTCCGACAGTCGTATACTACACTCACCGGGAGGTCCCTGTCGTCCTCACCTTCATGGCCTACTATACCAAGACGGTCCCGGTCAGTAGAGTGACCGATTATGAGGCCAGGACGAGGACCTCCAACGTTTACCTCGCTATCAAGACAGTGGCCTGGAGAAGGATCATGGCCCTGTTCATGGACAACCCCTGGGTTCATAGCTGCGGGACTGAGGGAGTCCCATCAGGGACCCTCTGCAGGCACTGTGGGAACTGCCTGCGGGAATACTTCGCAACCCTGGAGAGGATGGAGAAGTCCCCCAGTCTAGAGGGTATCACAGAAGGGGCTCCATCGAGCGGCATCTATGAAGGAGGGAGGGACGAAGATGGACCTTGAAACCCAGGAGACCTGGCAGGTCCAGGACTCAACCAAGCTACAGAAATACCTCGAGTGTCCCCGGCGGTACTTCTACGAATACGTCGTCGGCTGGCAACCCGAGCAGCCCTCGATCCACCTCGAGTTCGGCTCCGCCTGGCACCTAGCAATGGAGATCCTCTACACGAAGGGCTTCTCAGCCGGCTCTATAGTCGACGCCTACGAAGCCTTCGAGACCTACTACCGAGGCGTCTTCCCTCCCGAGATGGACACCGTGAACAATCCGAAGATCCCGGACAACGTCTTCCGCGGCCTCCCGCAGTACTGCGCCCTCTATGCCCGCGACGACTTCACGGTCCACCACGTCGAGGTTGCGGGGAGTGTCATGGTGGGTGATACGAGGAAGCTCTACTTCCTCATGGATGTCATCTGCGAGGGGGAGCAGGGGGTCTTCAGCCTGGAGCATAAGACGTCCGGGAGGTTCTCCACCAGCTGGGTGGCGCAGTGGAGGCAGAAGACACAGATCGGAACGTACTCCCATGCCCTCTACTGCATGTTCCCTCAGCCCTCTGTCTTCGGCGTTGTCATCAACGGCTTCTTTCCGGCGACTCCGCGCTACAAGCAGGACGGCGAGCTCTACGCGAACAGCCGGGACAACGACTTCCAGCGCCTGCCTGTCCGGCGAAGCCTCGACTCGATGGAGGGGTGGCTGGACACCGTCAATCACTGGCTTGACCTCCTCGAGACCGACTTCGATCAGCTGGACTACGCCAGGGAGGACGACCACGTCCTCAGGTGCTTCCATAAGAATACCGAGATGTGCAGCAACTACGGACAGTGCCCATACCTCGACTACTGTGCCTCGTGGCATAACCCGCTCCAGCACGCAGGCGCACCGCCAGTCGGCTTCGTCGAGAGGCATTGGGACCCTCGGAGGAGTCTGGAGCGGGCCGGGAAGGTGGTGGAGCTATGAGCCGGAGAAACAGCATCGACATCAGGGCGGAGAGAGTGACAGTCCAGAGTGTGGCCGAGACCAGCAGCTGGGACGACTGTGCATATTCCCACCTCGTCGTCCGCATCCACAAGCCCTCCGAGGAGGACCTCGTCCGCCTCATCGCGGAAGCTGCGAGCTACCTCGACTGGCTCAGGCGGAGGCGGGCGCTGGATGAGGGGGCCAAGGCCAAGCTCACAGAGGTCATGACGAAGGGGTGAGGTCGGACGCCCAACTGCTGATATTTAGTATCAACAGACAGAAAGGAAACAGATGCAGCGATCATCCGCATTTCTCAAGGTCCAGAAGCGAGCCGCCGAGGTCCGTCAGGCCTACAGCGAGCGAGCCACGGACTACGCGAACATCCTGGTTTATGGACCCTTCGGGACCGGGAAGACTCGTCTCGCCCTCACCGCTCCCAAGCCTGTCTTCATCGACAGCTTCGACCCGGGCGGAACGAAGACGCGAGACCTCCAGCCCCTGATCGAAGCTGGCGACGTCATTGTCGAAGCCAAGTGGGAGTCAGACAAATGGAAGGAGCCCTGGGCCTTCCGGGAGTGGGAGGCGGAGATGAGGTCCCGAGCCAACGACGGCTTCTTCAATCACCTCGGGACCTACATCCTCGACTCGACAACTCGCTGGAGCAAGTCCCTGATGTATGCCGTCCTCCAGACCGGTGACAGGAAGGGCGGGCCGAGAAAGGGGGAGACCCCGCAGATCCAGGACTACCTGACACAGCAGCTCACCGCCATTGACTGGCTGGGCGAGATGATGACCTACCACTGCCACGTGGTCGTGACGGGACACATCGCCAGGATCAGGGACGAGGTCCGGGGACAGATGGAGACCGGGCTCCTGCTATGGGGGAAGCTGAGCGAGGAGGTCCCTCTCGTCTTCGATGAGAAGTATGTTGCCAGGTGCCCGGCGGAGGGGAGCTATGTCCTGCAGACAAAGAACGACGGCTACTACGCAGCCGAGACCCGGATGGGAGGAGGGATCTTCGCGGCTCAGGAAGCCCAGGACCTCCGCAGGCTGTTGAAGCTGGCCGGGAAACGGTGGGAGGACAAGCCCTCCCTTTTCGACACCCCAAGCGAGGAGACAGACAATGGACAGAGTTCAGAAAGCCCTCCGTGAGGGCGAAACGGCCGAGCTCCTCGGCCTGGACAACGTAGTCGCTGTGGGCAGGGCCAGGAAGGTGAAGGCCGGGCAGGAGACCGGGAGCCTGGCGGTCAAGGTCTTCACCACGGCTAAGGTGCCGAAGGAGCTACTCCGCCCCGACCAGCGCATCCCCCGCTCCGTCAGCAAGGTCCAGACGGACGTAGAGGAAATCGGGGAGATGCCGCCGCTCCCGCTCTGCGAGGGTGAGTTCCCTGACAAGCCGTATGGCTACCGGGACCCCTTCATGATCGGGGACGAGATAGGGCCGGAGCGCCACAGCCAGGCGGGCACGGTCACAGCCATCATCCACGTTCCTCTCCAGGGCGACTACGCCCTCACCTGCCACCACGTCGTCCACCCGAAGTACCAGAGCCTCCACACCATCGGGAGGGGAGTGACCCAGCCAGCCTACAACTGGAGCGGTCAGCCGGACAAGCGCCGGATCGGGAGGGTCGTCGAGCAGATGGCTCCTCGTCCGGACTTCGTCTGCCAGGTCGACTCCGCCCTCATCGAGCTCGAGGGGCAGAGCCTGAACCCCGAGGAGCCCGCGAAGGGCTGGAGGTTCCCAGGGACGTCTCACGACGCGTGGCTGGATTACATGCACCGGACCGGCACCTTCCAGCACTATGGTAGGACACCCCTCATTGGCCGGCCTCACTACCACGCCGACTACAACGCCTTGGTCCGAGACGTCCGGGCATCTGGTCTGGCCCGCCCGACACCCGCTGGCTTCGGTACGGTCGAGATAGGAGATCCGGTCTGGAAGGCAGGGCGCAGCACCGGCATCACGCACGGGATCGTCCACGCAACCGACCTCATCATCAGGACGGACTATGGAGGGGTGACAGGCTGGGTCACCTTCGAGGACCAGATCCTGGTGAAGCGCATCAAGGGAGATCCTGAGATCTGTAAGGGTGGCGACTCCGGCGCCCCGGTCATCGACGAGGACAACAACATAGTCGGACAGGTGCGGGCCGGGAACTCCCGGTACTACGTCACCCCGACGATCCAGGCGGTGCTCAGGGGTGTCCTCCCCCCGGTCGCTGGTCTCAACCTCAACAGGGAGGTGGAGTGATGGCGAACAAGGTATGCTGCGACGTCTGCAACAGGCCTATCGAGGGCAACCGGAAGTGGGATAAGCTCAAGGCCTTCACAGCTGGCCCAGTCCTCGAAGTCGGGATATGGTTCCGGAAGG